AGGGCTTCGGCACTGCAGGTGCAGAAGATCCAGGAGCCTTGCTTCGATGATTAAACGCATCGACGAGATGCTGAAGCTGTGGGCCGAGGAGCTGCACAGCGAGCAACCTGCGAGTGAGTTTGGCGGCGGCAACATGATTGCGATGCTGATGGCCTGCAAGGGGGAGCTGATACGCGGCACGCGCGGTAGCCGGGTGCTGCTGGACGAGTCGGCGGATATCGAGCTGATCGTCAATAAGCATCTGCCTGCGCAGCTGACGGTGGTGGTGCGCGAGCACTACTGCAACCACGACAGCCTTCTCTCGCAGAAGATCACCTATTGCGGCTGTAGCCGTAAGACCTACTACGAACGCCTGCACGAGGCGCATGAGTGCATCGCCAGTTTGCTGATGGCGAAGGCAGCGTGATGCCGTGCGTTGCTGTTTGGTGCGCATCGCTGGCCGGCCTTGTCCCGCTGCGCTTTGGCGTGGTGGGTCGCGCCGGGGCCGCGCTGTTGCTGGGGCGTCCCACTGTCCCGGCAACTTATGCCCACCGCGTATGTGAGCGTAGCGGGCAGCAGCACGCGCCTGTAGCGCGCACGCGTGTTATTCGATTTATCTCTTTATGCGAGGAAGAAGTAAAAAAGGTAGGACAGTGGGGCAAGGCCCCGAATCTAGGCGCTTGCAGCCATCCCACTTCGAGTTTTAACCGTGGGGCTGCTGGGACAGCGCCGCAGGCGCTTAATGCCGTGGTGGTGTATTCGCCGACATTGCCTAGGCGTTCATACGGCGTTACCCACATATTGGCGGGTGGCGTTAATTTCGGGTTGCTGCCAGGAAATTCCACCTGTAAAAAGTAGTCATCTTCGATAGGTGCGACCGCAGAGAGCGGCAGGCACAACACACAAAAACCCGGCCATTGAGCCGGGTTTTTTTGTTTCTGGCAGGTGGGGTGGCGTGATGACTCAGGATCAACAGCAGGCTCTAGCCGAGCTGCCCGTTTGGGTGGTGATCGTCATCGCGGTGGTGGCGGGCTTCAGCGGCGAGATGTGGCGTGCCGACAAAGCTGGCCTACGCGGCTGGGCGCTGGTGTATCGGGTCATCTTGCGGGCCGGCGCCTCGGTGGTGTTCGGGCTGTCGACAATGCTGCTGATTTGGGCAGCCGGCGCGCATGTGCTGGTGGCTGCGGCCATCGGCTTTGTGGTCGCAACCATGGGCGCAGACGTGGCCAGCGGGTTGTACGAACGCTACCTGGCCAAGCAAGCCGGGGTGTGCGATGCGCCGGCCAAGCCGGGAGCGGATTAGTGGGGTGGCTGCTTGGCTAGGCCGCTTCAGCATCAGTTGGCGTTTCTTCCTTTTCTGGTGAATGGCGCTTGATGAACGCTTTGCCAGGAATCGCGAAGGTTAGGTAGCCGTACATGAACACGTTGATGATGTGAAGGATGAGCAAAACAACTTCTCGGCGTTCTATCGGTTCGCTGCTTGTCCAGAACAAGTAAATGCCGCCGAACGAAAGCAGGAAAATCAGCAGGATGATTACGTAAGCAACTATTCGGCCTGTTGAGCCAAGGAGCTTCCTGAGCAGGCGGCCTAGGCGTTCTTGGTGTTCTTTGCTGGATGAGTGGTATTGCAGGTAGAACGCCAACACTGCGAACAAGAGGCTGAAAATCGAGATCACCAGTTCCATTTGCATATTCCGTTGAATAGACATTGCCCAGCTGTTGCTGGTTTAAGGGGTGAATGTAATGCGTGGGACGATTCACGCCAACGATCTTGATGAAGCATTGGCTTCTTTGCAGGCTTTGGGGGCAGGTGTTGCCGCTCGGGCCTTGGCCGATGCGTTGAACCATACGGCCAACCAGGCAAAGCAGGCGCTCACGGTCGAGATGACTAACGTGTTCGACCGGCCCACGCCTTTTACCCTGAATGCGGTGCGGGTGTTTAACGCCAAGCCCAGCAGCCTGGAAGCGGCGGTGTGGGTGAAGGATGAGAAGGACAACGCCTCGAAGGGCATGGCGCCCGAGGATTGGGTCGCGCCTCAGGTGTTCGGTGGTAGCCGCAGCGATAAGAAGAGCGAAACGCTGCTGCGCGCCAAGGGCATTCTGCCGGCTGGCAAGTTCATCGCGCCGGCCTCCGGTGCTCGGCTAGACGCCTACGGCAACATTAGCCGCGGGCAGATGGTTCAGATCCTGTCCGGGCTCTCGGCCATCGAGGGCAAGGCCGGCTATACGGCGAACGCCTCGGACAAGTGGCGCTCGCTACGCAAGGGCCACTCTCAAGCATTCTTCGTGCTGCGCCGCGGCAAGACGCCAATCGGTATCGCAGAACGGCGGGGCAAGTCGATGGCCATGGTGCTCGCATTCGTAAGCCAGCCGCAGTACCGGCGCCGTCTGGACTTCCACGGTGTGGTCGAGCGAGTAGCAGACGCGAACCTCGAAGCGAACATCGACAAGGCCATCACCGATGCCCTGACCGGCAACCTGCCGACCAACTTCAAACGCCGGCCCCAGAGCCAGCCCAGGCGGTAAGGGGCAGCGGCGTGCTACAAGCAGGACACCCCGGGGCCCCTGGGGCATCGGAACCCTCAAGGGTAATTCGAACCGTGTTTCTGCGTTAGCGGCTGGTTCTGGAAGTTAGTTAACAGCGGTGAACTGGTTAACCGCATGAGGTGATCGGTTAACAGGTGGGCATATGGACGTATTAACCAAGTCTGAATTTGCTGCAAGCCGCGGCTGGTCGAAGCCCTACGTGTCGAAGCTGGTGAAGCTTGGGCGGCTGGTGCTCACGCCTGATGGGCGAGTCGATGTGACTGCCACCGATACGCTGCTGGCCGAGACGGCCGACCCGAGCAAGGGCGGCGTCACGCAGCGGCACGAACAGGAACGCATCGCCAAGGGCGTGACCAGCCATATCCAGGCTGGCGCTGCGCTGACTGAACCCCCTGAACCTGTAACCGGTAAGCCCGACTTCCAAAAGGCTCGGGCGCACAGGGAGCACTACCTGTCGCTGCTGGCCGAGGACGAATACCTCAAGCAGCACGGGCTGCTGGCCGAAGTGCCGGCGGTTGAGAATGCTGCATTCGCCACCGGCCGCATGCTGCGCGATCTGCTGCTCGGTTTGCCCAAGCAGATCAGCCCCGAGCTGGCCGCATTGAGCGACCCTTGGGAAGTCGAACGGCTGCTGACCTCTGGTCTGCGGCGAGTACTCGAAGACGCGGAGCGCGTAAGCAGTTCCGACCTGGCTAACGCCATCAAGCCACCGAACTGACAACCATGACTGAGCCTTATGCCGACGGTGCCGCCACGTACCGGTCGGCATACATGCGTGGTCTGTGTCCTGATCCCGAGTTGTGGATCGATGAATGGGCTGACGAATACATGCGGATCCCGCGCGAGTCGGGTGCCGCTGAACCTGGGCCGTACCGCACCGCGCGGACGCCCTATGCGCGGGAGCCGATGCGCTGCTTGTCGCCTGCTCACCCGTGCAGGCGGGTGGTGACCATGGTCGCCTCGCAGCTGATGAAGACGCAGATCGCGCTGAACTGGATCGGCGGTTGTATCCACATGGCACCGTCCAACTTTCTGATGCTGCTGCCGACCCTCGGCCTGGCCAAGCGTGTTTCCACCCGGGTCGGCCATACCATCGATGCCACGCCGGTGTTGAAAGAGCGTGTGGCCAAGGCCCGCTCACGCGATGCCCGCAACACCATGGACACCAAGGAGTTCGAAGGCGGCACCCTGTACGCCACTACCGCCGGCTCCGCTGCCAACCTGGCCGAGCTGGCCGCGCGGTATGTGTACGGCGACGAGGTCGACCGCTGGGATGTGGACGTCGACAACGAAGGCGACCCCATCGAGTTGGCGGAAACGCGCACCTCGACCTTCGGCCGCAACGCCAAGGTCTACTTCTCCAGCTCGCCGACAATCAAGGGTGCCTCGCGTATCGCCGATCTGTTCGAAGAGAGCGACCAGCGCCACTACTACGTGCCATGCCCGCACTGCCACGAAATGCAGGTGCTGGAGTGGGAGAACCTCAAGTACACCGACGACTACAGCCGGGTGCAGTACCTGTGCTCCAACCCGGAGTGTGGCTGCCTGATCGACGAACACCACAAGGGCGAGATGCTGGCCCGCGGCGAATGGCGCGCACATGCCGAAGGCGACGGTGAGACGGTCGGCTTCTACCTGAATGCGCTCTATGCCCCGCTGGGCTGGGTCAGTTGGCTCGGCCTAGCCAAGCAGCACGACAAGGCCAAGAAGGCCCAGGACAAGGGCGACCTCGAACCGATGCAGGTGTTCTACAACACCCGACTGGCTCGGTTATGGGACAGCGCCCAGGAGATGACCCGGGCCAGCGAACTGCAGGCCCGCGCCGAAGACTACCGCCTTGGCAGTGCGCCCACCGGCGTGCTGATCCTCACTGCCGCTGTGGACACCCAGCACAACCGCCTGGAGCTGCTGATCATCGGCTGGGGCGAGGGCATGGAGCGTTGGGTGATCGATCAACAGGTAATCAGTGGCGATCCTGCCGATGAACGCACCTGGCTCGCCCTCGACGAGATGTTGAAACGCCGATATCGGCATACCTCAGGTGTCGAGTTGGCGATCTGCGCCACCGCCGTCGACTCGGGTGGCCACCACACCGACGAGGTTTACCAGTTCTGCCGGTTGCGGCGCTGGCGCAATGTGTTCGCGGTGAAGGGGGCGAGCAAGCCCGGCCGGCCCGTCATCGCCCAACGTCCGTCGCGGGTGGATGTAACCCGCAAGGGAAACACCGAGAAGCATGGCGCCGAACTCTGGATGGTGGGTACCGACACCGCCAAGGACTGGATCTACAACCGCTACCCGCTGAACGAAGGGCCGGGTGCGCTGCACTTCTCCAACGACCTGCCGGCGGATTTCTATCAGCAGGCCGTAGCCGAGCGAAAGATCGCGCGCTACGTGAAAGGGCATAAGCGCATCGAATGGGTCAAGGGCAAGGCCGACCGCAACGAGGCGCTCGACCTGTTGGTTTACAACCTGGCCATGGCGCACTACCTGGGCCTGCATCGCTACAAGGAACCTGAGTGGTCACGGCTGAGACAAGCCGTGTCCCAGGGCAGCCTGTTCGCCGAGCGTCCGGTTACAGAGTCGCCCGCCGCGGCGCAACCCGTACAGCAGCCAGCGCCGCAACCAGCGGCAGGCAAAGCCGCACCTCCATCAACTGGCCGACGCACATCGCGCAGCGGCTACCTAACCCGGCGATAACGCCCCCGCGAGGCCAGCATGAGCACAGCCCAACAGCGCCTGGCTGAAGTCCGGGCGTCGATCAAAGACGTCCTCGAAAACGGTCAGTCCATTCGCAAGGGCGATCGCCAGCTTGATCGCGCCCAACTGGCTAGCTTGCGCATCCTCGAGGAGCAATACGCCAAGGCCGCCGCACTGGAGGTAGCGGCAGCCTCCACCCGTCCGCGCATCACGCGCCTATACAGCAGAGGCAAGGGGATCTGATGGCACGGACTAAAGGAATCTCCAAGCGCATCAAGAACAGCTACGAAGGCGCCGGTACTGGCCGCCGGGCGGTGGGTTGGGATGCGCCCGAAGGCGCGCTCAATGCGATCGCCCTCCCGGCATTGCCCGCACTGCGTAAGCGTTCGCGTGCCGCGGTGCGCAATGACCCCTACGCCTTCAGCGCTATCAGCAAGCGCGTCAGCAACATCATCGGCACAGGAATCACGCCACGCGCCACGATTCAGGACGCAGTTATCCGCAGTGCCCTTCGGCTGCTGTGGGAGGACTGGACGGACGAGTCCGACGCCGATGGCGTGGCCGACTTCTACGGCCAGCAGGCGATGATCGCCCGCATGGTGGAGGAGAGCGGTGAGTGTTTCGTACGGCTGCGTTATCGCCGACCAGCGGACGGCTACGCGGTGCCGTTGCAACTGCAGCTGCTCGCCGCCGAGTACGTGCCGACCGAGAAGAACTTCAAGACGCGCGCCGGCAACATCGTCCGCGCCGGCATCGAGTTCAACGTCCTCGGCCAACGCGTCGCTTACTGGATGTACGCCACCCACCCGGGTGATCCCACAGCCAAAAGTTACACCTACAACACTCTGCACCGGATACCGGCCAGCGACGTGCTGCACATCTTCGAGCCCACCGAAGCCGGCCAGCTGCGCGGGGTGCCCCGCTTAGCGCCTGTGCTGCTGCGGCTCAAATCCCTGGACAACTATGACGACGCGGTCCTGTTCCGCCAGGAGGTCTCCAACCTGTTCGCCGGTTTCATTGAGAAGCCGGCGCCGGAGGGGCAGCAGGCACTCGACCCGCTGACGGGCCAGCCCATCGTCGCTGATAGCGATGGCGCCCCGCTGGTAGGCCTTGAGCCGGGCTCAATGCAGGAGTTGATGAGCGGCGAGAAGGTCACCTTCTCTGACCCGCCAGACGCCGGCAACACCTATGTCGACTTCATGCGCCAACAACTACAGGCCGCCGCTGTCGGTGCGGACCTGCCCTATGAGCTGCTGACCGGCGCCATGGGCGATATCAGCGATCGCGTGTTGCGCGTCCTGCTCAACGACTTCCGCCGCCGCATCGAGCAGTTGCAGTTCGCCGTGTACGTGTTCCAGCTGTGCCGCCCGGTTCGCGCGGCCTGGCTCGACACCGCGGTGCTGGCCGGCTCCATCGTGCTGCCGGACTACACCGCACGTCGCCGCGACTATCTGCGCACGCGCTGGGTACCGCAAGGGCATCCCTACATCCATCCGGTGCAGGACGTTGAGGGCAAATTGAAAGAGATCAACGGCGGGCTCAACAGCCGCAGCGAACACGTGCTGCGCACTGGTTACGACGCCGAGCAGATCGACGAAGAAAACGCCCAGGACAATGAGCGCGCCCGGAAGCTGGGGCTCAACTACAACAGCACCGCCACTCCCGAGCCGGCACCGGCCAACCGTAAAGAGGACGACGAATGAACATCAAGCGCACCCACCGGCTTGCCCTGGCCGTCGCGCTGGCGGCCCTTGGCGTCAGCACCCTGGCGCAACCGCGCATCATGAACAAGGCCGGCTCGCCAGACCTGCAGGCCGAGCACTGGTACAGCATCCGCGCAGTTGGCGAGGCTGAGCAGAAGACCATCGAGGTCTACCTCTATGGCGAGATTGGCTACTGGGGCATTACTTCCAGTGATTTCGTCCGCGACCTGCTGGCAGTCGATGACGGCATCTCGCCAATCGTGGTGGCGTTCGACTCAATCGGCGGCGACCTGTTCGACGGTATCGCGATTCACAACGCCCTCAGTAGGCTGGGCGAGCGCTGCACTGCGCGCATCGACGGAGCCTGCTACAGCGCCGCCAGCGTAGCTGCCGCCGGCGCCCACCGGGTACAGATGGCCGACAACGCCTTGTTCATGATCCACAACCCCTGGACGTTCGCAGCCGGCGATAGCGACGACCTGCGCAAGGTCGCCGACATGATGGACAAAGCCTTCGACGGCATCGTCGCCAGCTACCAGCATCGCCCGCTGACCGTCGACGATGCCGAGCTGCGCCGGCTGATCAATGCCGAAACCTGGCTGACTGCCGCCGAGGCCCAGGCCCACGGCTTCGTCGATGAAGTACTGACCGGGGATTACCCGGGGTTCAGCAACAGCCACTGCAAAATCCTCAACCGCTACCAGCATCCGCCGCAGGCGGCCCTGGATCTGCTGGCCAACACTGACCCGGCTCCTGAGCCAGTACCTGAACCCGAGCCAACCCCCGGCCCCGTTGCCCTGGCCGAGCAGCTAACCGCCGACTGCCAAGCCGCCGGCCTGTCCGATGTGGCCGCGGTGCTGATCAAGGCCAGCGGCCTGAAAAGCCAGGCCGCAATCAAGGCCCAACTGGATCGAGCCAAAGCCGTCCGCGACCTCTGCGTCCTGGCCAAGCTGCCAGACGAGGCGGTCGGCCTGATCACCGCTGGCCTGGACGCCGACGCCGCTCGCCTCAAGCTGTTCGACAAGGTTGTCGCCAACAGCGGCAAGGTCGAGATCAGCAATAAACCACCCCTGCCGGAAGACCAGCCGGCACCCACCAGCAACGCGGTCGACCCCGGCGCCATCTACGCCAGCCGCAAACCTCAAGCCTCGAAAGGAGCGCATAAATGAGCATCAAAACCGAAGGCGTCCACGCCGGTGAGTTCCTCCTTTCGGAGGCAAACGGCAGCCGCAGCCGCAAAGAAGTCACCATCACCGCCGGCGCCGGCATCCTCGCCGCCGGTACACTGATCGCCCTGATCACCGCCGCCAACGCTGCCGTAGCCACAGCGGACGGCGGCAACACTGGTGATGGCGTCATGGGCACTATCACCACTAGCAGCGCTGCCGTCACTGGCACCTATGTCCTGACCATCACCGAGGCCGCAGCGGATGGCGGCCTGTTCGAGCTGGTTGACCCGCTCGGCAGCCTGGTGGGTGAGGGCAGTGTTGGCGTTGCATTCGCCGCCGGCGGCCTCAGCTTCACCCTGGTCGATGGCGCCGCTGACTTCATCGTCGACGACGTCTTCACCATCGCCGTGACCGCGGCCCTCGGTGAGTACCGCCCCTATGACGACGACGGCACCGACGACGGCCGCCGCGCTGCCAGCGGGATCCTGTATGCCCCGGTGGATGCCACCCTCAACGATATCCGCGCCGTGGCCGTGGTGCGCGATGCCGAAGTGATCGAGCGCCTGCTTACCGGCCTGGACGATGCCGGTGCAGTCGATCTGCTCGCCCTCGGTATCGTCGTCCGGCCCTAACCTGGCCCGCCAACCCTGACACCCTAAACCCCGCCATTGCGGGGTTTGTCATATCTAGGAGCCCACCATGGCCGAGATCTCCATTTTTGAAGACGAGGCGTTCAGCGTCACTTCGCTGCTCGCAACCATCAACGAAGAGCACCAAATCCCGGGGCAGATCGCCGCATCGGGCCTGTTCACCGAAGAGGGCAGCCCCACTGTCACCCAGCAGATTGAGAAGGATGGCGACGTCCTTGAGCTGGTAGCCGCTGCCCCGCGCGGCGCCCCTGGCCAGGTGGTGATCGGCAGCAAGCGTGAGCAGATCCCGTTCAACTGCGTGCACTTGCCGCAGGAGTTCACCATCATGGCGGACGAGATCCAGGGCATCCGCGCCTTCGGTAGCCGCACCGAGCTACAGGGCGTACAGGAAGTGGTCAACGCCCGCGCCAACAAAGCCCGCCTGCAGCTGGATCTCACCCACGAGTATCAGCGTATTGGCGCCATCAAGGGCCAGGTGCTCGACAAGGACGGCAGCGTGCTGGTCGACCTGTTCCAGCGGTTCGGCCTCAAGCAGCTGAAGCTGAAGATGGACTTCGGCTCCGTGGACGTCAGCGTTCGCGCCGGCGAAGCGCTGGACATGCAGGAAGATGTCCTGGGCAACGTCACTGGAACCGGTGCCATCGCCTGGTGCGGCAAGAACTTCTGGGCCGACCTGATCTCTGATCCATCGGTCAAGGAAACCTTCCTTAACCACGAAGCCGCCTCTGCCCTGCGTGGCGATCGCCGTCAGGCCTTCGAGTTCGCTGGCGTGCTGTGGATTCGCTATCGCGGAAAGATCGGCGGCGTGCCGTTCGTGGGCGACGACCACTCCTACCTGGTTCCGGACGGCGTGCCCGGTCTGTTCAAAACCGTGTTCGCTCCGGCCAACTACATGGAGACGGTAAACACTCTGGGCGTGCCGTACTACGCCAAACTGGAGCCCATGAAGTACGGTAAGGGCGTGAGCGGTGAGGCCCAGTCCAACCCGCTGCACATGGGCAGCCGCCCGCGTGCCAACATCCTGCTGACCCGCTGATCATGGCTGGCTTCGGCAAGGCCCTGGCCAGCATGGATGCGGCAATCATGCGTGCGCTCAATGACGGCACCGCCGATTACCTCAACGCTGCCGGTGCTGTTCTGGCCGGCGGCCTGGAGGTAATTCTCGACAAGGACGTCGAGCGCCTGGATGTGGTCAGCGGCATGCTCGATCGGGCGGTGACCATCACGGTGCAACGCCCGTTACTGCAGCCGCTTGATCGCAAGGGCGCCTTTCGCCTCGATCCGGAGGCTTGGGGCGCGGATGGCAAAACCTGGCACATCGACGGCATTGCCGAAGATGACGGCCACCTAATCACCTTCTATGTGAAGCCCTGACCATGCCCATCGATATGCAATCCGTCATCGTTTCGGAGCTGATCGCGTGCCTGGCTGTCGTGCCTTCGTTCGGCGACTTGGTGTTCGAAGACAGCGTGCTGCGCGTGATCGATTCCGACGACGAGACTCTGCCGGAGGACTTCATCGTCATCCAGCCGGGTGCGACTGAGGAAGTCGAACGCATCGGGCCGGGCAGCGTGCGTGAGCGCGTGACCCTGAACATCACGGCTGTTACCAGGCGGCGCGAGTTTGCCGCGCCGCTAAGGGCGGCCCGCCTCGGCATCAAGGTCGCCCTGCCTGGCACCAAAGCAGGGCTGGCTATCCAAGGCGTTCAACTGGTCGCCTTCCAGACCGAAACCCCATTGCCACCCGGTGAAGGCCGGCGCTGGGCTGCGCACGTACTGCCCATCCAGGTCACCTATGTGCAAGCCCTCAAGTGAGGAACATGCATTGCCAAAGATCGCCGTAACCCAGCCTTTCAACTACGCCCATGGCCCTGTCGTGAAGCACTACAAGAAGGGCGAGCAGGACGTGCCCCAGGCCGTTGCCCATCACGCCGCGACCCATGGCTTCATCGACGCCCCCAAGGCGAAAGCTGACGCGGCGCCCGCGCCTGTTGAGCCCAAGCAATAAACCGACTCTCGCTCAGGAGAAAATCACATGCCACAGATTGACCGTTCCTTTGCTGGCGAGGGCATCATCTACGCCCGCGCCTACCAATCCGCCGACCCGCTGCTGGATATCGGCAACTGCGACACCTACAACCTGTCGTTCACCACCAACCAGACCAAGCTGCCCAACTTCCGTGGCGGCGGCGGTAACCGCAACGTACGCGAAGTGGTCACCGATGTGACTGCGGTCATCGGCATGTACGACCTGACGGCCACCAACGTCGCCCGCGTGACCCGCGCCACCATCACTGCGGTAGCCTCTGGCGTGGTCACCGCCGAAGTTCTGGCCTGTGCCGGTGTTGAGGGAGAGTTGATCCCATTCAAGAACCTGCCAGACCTCAGCGTTGCCCCGGTCATCGTCACCGCCGCCGACGCGGCCCTGGTTGCCGGTACCGACTACCTGCTGAGCCCGCACGGCATCTTCGTTACTGCTGGCAGCGCCATCACCGTGGCCGGCATCAAAGCCACCTACACAAAGCTGGCCGCCGATGCCCTGCAACTGCTCAACGGCAGCCAGGTGGAGCTGGAGTTCTACATCGCAGGCCTCAACGATGCCCAGTCCGGCGAGCCGTTCAGCCTGCGTCCACGCCGCGCCAAGCTGGGCCTGATCAACCAGCTCAACGTGTTCGGCCAGGAGTACATCAAGCTCGAAGCCAACGCCGAGCTGCTGGCCGACCCTCTGGTGATCAGCACGGACATCTCCAAGTTTTGCGAGATGCAGATCGTCAATAAGGCCGCTTAATGCCGATGGCCAGGGATGGCTATCCTATTTGATGCAGGTGTCGGTTGATCGACTTGTGTAATGTCATTTGTGGCATGGCTGAATTGGCGTTCGAGCCCGAGCGTTGCTAACCTCACATTCAATACATGCTATTAGGCCGTCAATAGGGTTTCATAACCCTCCATGTCTGAGGCATAAGCTGTGAGCTGCTTAAATTTTTGTTGGTGCTGGCTGGTGGAAAAACAAGGTATTAGACAAATTATGTATTGGGTTTGTCAGAGGTAATTTCATGAGAGTTCTAGTGATAGTTATGAGCTTGATACTGCTTGGCGGATGTGCGGCTTCTGTGAAATCTCAGGCGGTGCGTGGCGTTGAACTCCGGAAATATAACAAGG